TTTAGTAACTTACCTAATAATGAACCTTCGGCTGATTTTTTAATTGCAGCTAAATCATTCATTCTATCTTGAACCAATCCTAAATTTATTTTTTCAGTACCAAGCGTTCCACCTGCCATCAATTTACCAACTACATAAGTTGGAGTTGCTCCTATTGGAATACCTAATTTAGAATTTACACTATCTCTTAATTTTGAAACCTTTCCACCAATCTTACCGCTATCACTCAATTCACCCGATGTAGCTGATTTCATAGCATCCAACATTGGTGTAGTTCTTAGTGTAATTCTCGTTAGTTCATTACCATATATTACAGGTGTTGATAATCCTCTGATTATACGAACTCCTGTCAACTCTTCTTCTAATAAAGTTTCACTTCTTCTTACACCAATTACTTTTCTTAATAATCTTGCAGCTGCAAATCCAGTATTATTTACTAATAAATCAGTAGTAGATATCCTAATATCTTTACTATTTCGTACATCATAAGCAACGGCAGCAGTTTTACCATCCTGAGATGCTAATTGTTTACTTTTAAATAATTCTTCTAATGTTTGTGCCATATTATATTGCGTATGAATTACTTCCTACCTTATTTACCACTCTACCAATTGCGGCTGATACTTTTGTTCCATCCATATAAACACCAACCTTACCAGAACTAAGGTCAGCTCTTAAACCTTTAATTTCATCTAATAATGCGGTATCACCACCTTCAGCACCGGCTCCTTCTCCACCACCCATTCCTAACATTGAACCAACACCAACTGCTATTGCTCCAACAGCAGCTACAGCCATTAAACCAGGCAATGCAGCTATACCAGCTACACCTACTAAAGTCAATGCTCCAGCTAATCCTACTAACGCAAGAGATAGAGCGGCTATTGGTGCAATGTATTGGAACATTTCTCCAATAACACTACCAACCGTTGACATTGCCGTTATAACACTTGTCAATCCACCACCTAATGTAGCTAGTGAAGTAGTTATTAAACTTAATCCAGTACCAACCAACATTATACCAGCTCCCACAAGAAGTAAACCAGGTGCGGCAATTAAACCGGCTAATCCGAATCCCATCAATGCTAACGATAATGTACCTAATGAAAGTGATAACATAGCAATCGGTCCAGCATATTCAAACATTCCACTCAATACACTTCCTATTTGTGGAAGTATTCCTAACACACTTCCTAATCCACCACTTAATGTAGTAAGTGCAGTTGATATTAGTGTTAATCCAGCACCAACCATCATTATACCAGCTCCCACAAGAAGTAAACCAGGTGCGGCTATTAAACCAGCCATACCAAATCCTATCAATGCGAATGATAGTACCCCCAATGAAAGTGATAACATAGCCATTGGTCCTACAAATGCGAATATACCAGCCAATACATCTCCGATTTGTGATATTGATGATATTACACTTCCCATAGAACCACCAATTGCGTTAAATCCAGCTGCGGCAACTAATAAACCAGCACCCAATGTCATCATTGCAATTCCTAATCCAGCTAATGCTAATAAACCAGCTCCAAATATAAATGCTCCTGCACCAGTCATCATTAATGAACCTAATGCGAATGCAGCTGCTCCAAATATTACTAAACCAGCTCCAGCTGCTATTACTGAACCAATGTCCAATCCACTTATTAAACTCATTGCGTATGCAAATGGTACTAATGCTAATCCTAATATTGCTACTGCCAATGCTCCTTTTATCATATCACCTTGTGCTTTTCCTAATACATAAGCAATTGCGGCCAAACCAGCTACCCCAACTAAACCCTTTCCAACATCTTCCCACTTAACAGTTGCAAATTCTTGGAATGCTTTAGCTGCTACATATAATGCGGCTGCCATAATTAACATAGCTGCGGCTCCTTTAATTAAATCATTTGCCTTAATACCCTTACCCATTTTACCCATCTTATCCCCAGCATCGGTATCCGGTGTTTTTATACTTTTTGCTTTATCACCAACACCAGCTAAAAGTTTATCTTTAGCTCCACCAGCAACAGCATCAGTAGCACCCCCACCAAATAAACCAGCTACTTTTTGTGCACCCATCTTAACTAAGTTCTTTAAGAAATCAGCTGATTTAGTAACTATACCACCCATATCGATGCCCAATGATTTAAACCCTTGGCCAAGTTGACCACTCATTGTAATCATCCCACCAAGCCCCTCTAATCCAGTACCTAAATATTTATTTAATCCCATGTTAAGGGTTTCCCCCATAGCACTAAACGTTTCATTTACAGCAGCACCCATTGTATTGGCATTCTCTTGGTTTGTAGCCATTTTTTCCAATTCTGCAACCGAAACTCCTAATAAATCAGCGGATGCTTTCTTTTGGAAGTAATCCATTTTGTTGAATGCTTCAATACCACCTAATGCACTTAAGGTTTCATTCATTGCACCTTGCATATCACCTTCATATGCTAATGCTCTAGCTCTATCTAAGTTGATATCTTTACCAAGCATTGCACCTAATTCTAATTCCTTAGTAATAGATGATTCGAAATCCAATAGGTTATCAGCAACACCACTAATGGTACTCATATTTACACCTAATTTCTTAGCGTATCCTGCTGCTTGTAATATATTTTTACCACCATCTTTTCCAAATAATGCAAACTCTTCAGCTGAACCAGCTAAATCTGCCATTAAATCGGCAGGTATAATTCCATTTTGGTTTGCAAACTCCTGAGTGGTTTTAATCATATTTGCTGCTATTTCGGTTGAACCACCATTCAACCTTGCAAATGAACCCATTAATCCAACTGCTTCGGTATTTGTTATACCCATATTAGCAGCTATTAACCCAACATTAGCTTGTGTTTGGAATGTTGCAGCAGATACATCTCCGAATTCAGATGCTAATGATTTTACAGTACTAGCAGTATCTTCAAATATAAATCCTAATGCAGTTGCGGATGTAGTTGAAGAGTTCAATCCTTGTGAGAATGATTGCCCCAACTCTTTATTCATATCACCAAATTTATTGGCGAACGCACCAGTTGCAATTACTAATGCTCCAATAGCTGCTTGAGGTCTTAGTAAAAATGTTGTTAAGGTTGAACCTAATGCTCCTATTTTTTTCTTTATAGCATCAAACGCAGTTGCCTGTTCTTCTAATATATCTTTTTGTTCTTGTGTTAGAGATGCCATATCCCTTGCAGCTACAACCTGAGATTCAATGGATGCTTCTATTTGCCCTTGAATACTTAGAAATTGTTTAGCTACATTAGTTCTCTTATCCAATGCATTAACTTGCTCTTGAATTTGGTCACTAATTGAATTTAATTTATCTTCTAATTCAGCTTTTTGAACAATATCATCAGCGGTTAGTTGAGCTAACTCTTTTGCTATCGATGATTGTTCGTTATATTGTGATAATATATCAGTTACAATATCAGATGATGTTTTATTTCTTTCAGAAATTTCACTACCTCTTGCTAATTGGTCTGATACACTAGTTGCTATATCTCTTTGTAATATCGCTTGAGTTCGCATTTCATTAGAAACAGCTGAGTATATTGTACCCAACGATTTAGCTTCTTGCTCTAATGTAACAGCACCCTGTACTGTTTTATTTTGATTATCAACAAATGTCTTTAAAGTACCTACTATTCCCTCTAATCTACTTTTTAATTTAATATAAGTTTCATCCAACTTAGCGGCATCTTTTCCCTGCTCAAGCTGAATTTGCTTAATTTGTTTTAGTATCTCAACTCTTTCTTTAAGTAGACTGTTGCTATCTGCCATAATTTATTATAAATCCTTAAGAATTTTCTCTAACTCTTTGATTTCTTTTTCAATGGTTGTTAATCTGGCAGTAACGTGAGTAGGAACTCCTTTCTTTTTGGCTTGTTGTATAAACCTGTCTTGAGTACCCTTTTGAAGGTCATCTAAAAAACGATTTATGAATCCAACAATTGAACCTTCGTTTAAATTTTTCTTTCCCATAATAATTTATGTTATTCGTACTCCTATAAATATAAAGATAAAAAAAAGTGAGGATTATCTTTTAATCCTCACTTTCGATTGTTGTTGTGCTTTTTTATGTTCTTCGGATTCTTTCTTTTTTAACTCAATTAATTTGTTAAAATAGAATTTTCTCCATTGTGATGGCATGAAATACACATCATTCCAGCTGAATCCATTACCATAATTAACCAACTCCCAAATTTGAGTATGGAGTTGAATACTATAATCACTCGGTAGGGTAAAAAAAGTTTATCCCAAATGGGATATCTAGCGCCTCCGTTTCGCCTGTTACATCTGATGTGAAATCAAATTTTAAATCCATATCCGGACTTAACTCCTTAACATATTTTCTAAATGCCTTAGTATCCAATGCAAGGAATCCATTTTGAATCCAGCTTGTAACAAACCCTTTATCTTCATTTCCATCAACAGATTGTATCATATATTTCAAACGAGTAGTAACATCAAATGTTTTTTCTCCCTTTCCTTTATATAATCTTTCTAATGCTTGAATTTCTTTTGTAATTTCAGTTTCATCACCGTGTGTTAGTAATTTAAATACCAACTCTTTACCTGATTTTGGTAATTTGAATTTATATCTATTTTCACCATTTAATAGAGATTCATTAACATCTTTAGTTTTCACCTTAGATAAATCAATTGTTACTGATTGTTTTTCCAATGTAAATGGGTCAGTAATTTCAACAGTATAATCAGCCCCATAACCTAATACTCTTGTTGCCATTAAAATTGCGTTTTTATCTCCAATAAATACATCGTTGATATTAACACCTTCTTCAACAACAATAGATTCAAATAATTTATCCAATACCACACCTTTTTTAATTAAAGTTTGTGATGCAAGGATATCTTCTTCTCTAGCTGTCATGTATTTGATTTCAATGTTACCCTTTCTTAATGGGTGTTTTTCGGGATACACTAACCCCTTTGATGGTAAATCAATAATTTCCGTTGGGAAATCGAATTTAGTATTGCTCATAATTAACCTTTATTTGTTTGTATATAAATATATACTTTTTGAAAAATTAAAAAAAAAGAGAGATTCTTAATAAAAGAACCTCTCTAATTAATGTAATTATTGATTTTTATTTTAGAATTCTAAAATTGCGTAATCATAAGCCAATGTCAATTCGATATCAGCTGCATCGTTTGAATCAAATGATAAATCTCCGAAGTTAGCAGATACAATAAATGCTCCTTTTAACTTCCATTGTTCGATTTTATCACCAACAGGCCCTAGCATATAGAAATCGATGTCCTTTTTATAGAAATCGGCGTAACCTTTTCTACCAGTTAACGATTCATATCCTAAACGAACCCATTCCATTACTTGTTGTGCTCCAGATGGAACGATTGGGTCATACAATGTTATTGTAATGTCCTGCCATTCTCCCTTACCTTGCAATTTGCGATAAGTGTTGATATGGTCTAGTTTAACCGGTTCGAAAGTGATAGATGGTCTAGCCGCTGATTTTATTAAGTAAGATTGAATTCCGTCAATCTCCATAATATAGCGGTTCTTCATCTTCGGTTCGAAGTTGGTAAACATCATTTGTGAAAATTCTAATACTTCTGCCATGTTTTATCTCCTATTATACTAATAAATATTAGTTATTTTTTTATTTGTTAATTTATGCTGAGAAACTTGCTCCAGTAGGTAAGATATTGAAATCAATTACAATAAATTCAGCAGTTTTTGCTGGTTGTAAGAATATCTGTCCTGCTAAAATGTTTCTATCTACTACATCAGGTGTGTTGTTAGATTCATCCATAACTACTTTGAATGCGTATAAACCTTGTCTTTGTTGAATTCCTTCTAAGTAAGGTTGTACAGTGTTGATAAATCTACCACGAGTTGCTGCGGTATTTTGTTCGAACACTAAGAATCTAGAAGTAGATGCGATATACTTTTTAACGGTAATCAATAATCTTCTTACGTTGATTCTATCCAATGCTGATGCTTTATCTTGCAACGTTTTTTGTCCAAATGCTACAATACCTTGCCCAGGGAAAGAAGCGATTGGGTTTACTTTGTTTTCATATAAAGTATCTCTTTCAGAATGTGTTAATCTATTAAGAACTGAAACAGCTCCTACGATTCCTCCTCTATTCAAACCAGCAGGTGCGAACCATTCAGCCGCAATAGCGTCATTTGATGCGTACACAGCAGGTAACAATACTGATGGTGGAACACTTATTAATTTGTTAGTGTTTGAATCAACCATCTTAACCCAAGGGTAGTAAGTACCAGCGTAGTTTGAATCAACTGCTGCTGCCTGAGTAGTAGCTTGTGCTATTGTATCAGGTGCTGCGTTAAAATCAGCGATGTAGAAACAATCTTGTCTAGCTTCAACCATATCAATTACTTTAGTAGTAACCGGAGTGTGTAATCTTCTAATAACACCCGGAGTTACAACCATATTGATATCATATTCATCAGCGTTTGAAATTGCGTTGATTGCTTTAGAGTATGCCTCATATCCACTAGCTACAGAAGTTGATAAATCAAATCCCTGTGAGTTAGCTGCTGATATTGCCGTTCCTAAGTTAATTGGAGTTGCCGGAGATTGTCCGTTAAATCCACCTTGGAAACCTAATATAAATTGTCTCTTAGCCATATCAGTTGAATCAGAACCACTCATTACATAAGTAAGTTGAGAATCAAATCCGAAATCTACGTTTGCTCCAATTTTAGTAGTTGGTAATGGTGCCAAATAATTAGCGTTATCTAATTTAATACCAATTGTTTCGAAATCAAAACCAGCAAAATAAATTGGTGAACCAGCAGTATTATCTACTGAACCAGTTTGGAAAACAACAGCAGGTATCCATTCGGCCTGTGTTGTTGTTGTTGTTTCAATTGGATTAGTATAAGCTCCATGTCCAAATGGTGCTGCTGATACAGGGTATGAACCTTGCTCTTTAACTTCTACTCTAATATATTTTGAGTTATTCAACCAATCACCATATTCAGTAATTTTACCAGTTGAATCAATTGTCATAAATCTATCACCAATTACTCTAGCTATAAAGTTAGGAGATGCAGGGTCTAAGTTTACGTTGTTAAATGTTTCTAATACTGATTTTCTCTTATCAGTATCATTGTATGCTCTTACAGATACAGAGAATGTAGAGTAATCAGTTGCTCCATCTTCACCAGCTGCTTTCACATTAGAAATACCGATTTTAAATCTTGTGTTTTCGTTGTTACCATATCCTAATGTATGGAAACGGAATAATTCATATCTCTCACCAGAAATAAGTTGTGATTTTACATAAGGAGTTTGTGCAGGAGATGCTCCAGCTTGCGAAGGTGCTCCTAATCCTAAATCAGTACCACCAAATACTTGAGATGGTAATGCAATTGCTACAACTGCTCCAGCAGGATTGCTTGTATTGTAATTAAATGCAGATGCTTCATTTTCAAAGTATGAATAAACATATCCATCTTTTGAACCAAATGGTGATTCACCAAATACATCACTTACATCATTAGTTGCCGATGGAACTAAAGATGATGATACAAAACCAATACCAGAACCAGAAACTACAAATGAACCAGATATAGTTAATGATGGTGTTACAGTAAATGGACCAAATCCTACTTCAGCATCACCATTGTTGGTTGAGTGAATAGTAGAGATTAATTTCTTACCAGCAGAACCACTAGCAACTAAACCAATTGGTGTAGCTTGTGTATATCCTCCGGTATCCATTACCCTTACAACAGTCACAGTACCTGCTTCTCTTAAATAGTTTTGAACCGCATACTCTGTGTAGTATGTTCCATCAGGTGTTCCGAAAATGTTTTCGAATTCTGATTGTGTTCTTACGATTGTGGGAACAAACGCAGGTCCTTGTTTGAAAGGTCCTATAAACGCTGCTCCAATTTCTCCGATACCCTGAGCCAAGAACGATAAATCGTTTTCTCTTGTGAATACTCCGGGTGATACAATTCTTTCTGCCATATTTTATTTCTCCAATAAGTTTAGTTTGATTATAATATCAAATACACATATAAATATAAAGAAAAATCCCAAAACATAAATTTTGGTTGTATGATTGGGAGTTTTTCTTCTTTTATATAAATATCAATTATTTTATCAAAGATTTAATCATTTCTTTTAATTCATCAATTTGTTTTTGCTGAGAATTGATTATTTCGGTTTGTTCTTTAATACCTTCAACTAAAAGAGGAACTACTTTAGCGTAGTTTACAGTTAAGTAATCTTCTCCAGATTTGGAACCTACAATATTATTATTTTTATCAGTTTCCGTATCAAATGGTGCTAATGTCACAATTTCAGGTAAAACTTCTTGTACTTCTTGTGCTGATAAACCTAATTGTCTTTTTTCGTTTTTGTATCCGAATGATTTTGCTAAATCATTTTCAACATAATAGAATCCATTCAATTTAGAGATTTTATCTAAAGCGTTTTCAATAGAACCAACTTTAGTTTTTAATCTTTCATCAGAGTAGTATGCAATAACATCACCCTGTGCGTAAACCCAGTTATAAGAATAAACATAATCATAGTTTGTTCTATTCAATCTGGAAGTACCATTCGGAGCCAAATAATATGCAGTATCACTGTTGTGGTAATATACGTTACCATATACTCTATTATTGAAATATGCAATAGGG